ATGGTTCACAAGCGCCAACCTGTGCGATTCGCACCGGTGTCATTCGAGCAAGGTTATACTTACTCCGTCCCACAACCCGCACGTAACACAGACCCATTCATTAAAGCTGCTTTAAATGAATTCGACTATGAGTACGCCCAGACGTTGAGGGGTTGGACGAAGCGACCAGCAAATGCCGATGAGCTTATGGAGATATTTCGTTCTAAGATTGAGAACATCGATACGTCTAAGAGACCAAACCTTGACGAGAAAGCATCTGATGCTTTGAAGGTCGCATACCAGAAGGTTGCCAAACGATTTAAAGTTGAGAAGTATGAACCTATCAGCCTTGAGAACGTTAGACTTTTTGTGAATGAGCAGACCTCAGCCGGATTCAGTTTCCCAGGGTTGAAGAAAAAAGACGTGTTCGATGCCGCGCTTGAGAAGGCTGAGCATTTGATGCTTCAGGCCAGGATGGGTGTAGAGATTGACATGCCACCAACTAAACTTGCGTCACGTGGACATTTGTCGGAGGAAGAGAACATTAAGCAGAGACTTATCTTTAACTACCCATATGAGATGATTCTCATTGAAGGTTCGTATGCCATACCTATGTATGAGCAGATGAAAGATCAGTTAGACGGAGTGATGCTGTTCGGCTCTAACGTTCTCCCCCGAATTTATAAAACCGTGTCAAAACAGTATCCAGGTAATTACTGGACGGCTAATACCGACATTAAAGGCTTTGATCAGTCTGCGTTGGTTTTTATGCTTGAGTTGTGTTTTAGCATTGTCGAACAAAACATCGATTTCGAAAATTGGAACGGATTGCCTTTACCAGCTAGTAAGCAGAAGCGTTGGGGACGCGTGTGGGATTTGGTCATTGAATACTTCATTCACACCCTGATTATGCTGCCGAATGGAAAGGTTAAGCAGAAGCATGGCAAGGTGCCATCTGGTTCTTGGTTCACGCAGTTAATTGATTCAATTTTAAACGCACTGTACATTGAGATGCTCGCAGAGTATCATGGACATAAGATTGTTTCATTATACGTCCTCGGTGACGACGGATTTCCTACACTCTTCGGGAAACCTGATCTAGAGGCGTGGTCCGATAAGCTACTGCTTTGGTTTAATGTGGTGCTTTCACTGAAGAAGACGAAGCTGTACCATGGTACTGACCCGAATAAAAGTTTTCTGGGCTATACCTTTAAAGCAGGTTCCTTGTATAGGGACACTGACGAGTGGTTTCGCAGCGCGTTGTACCCTGAAAGAGATGTGGATTGTGTGGAGAAGAGTTTCTCACGGTTGATAGCTTACATGTTTCTTGGTGGTGTCAATGATGTTAAGTTTAACAAGTTTTTTGATCACTATCAGACCGGTTTTCCAATTCGTAACGTTTTGTTGCATTTGGATTATGACTT